GTGGAGGCCGAACGCTATCGGCGGCTGATGATCAACCTGGGGCCTCGCTTCGGTAAGACAACCCTTGCCAGTGCGATGTTTCCGGCGTGGTACATCGGCCGCCACCCTGACAGATCGATCATCGTCGCGACGTATAACCAGCACTACAGCTGGGACTTGGGGCGCAAGATCCGCGACATCATTCGCCTGCCGCAGTACGCGCAGGTCTTTCCAAACTTCAAGATCAAGCCGCGCGCGGATGCTGTCGATCGCATCGAGACATCGGAAGGCGGTGTCATCTTCATGGTCGGCCGCGGCTCGAGTATCACCGGCCGCGGTGGTCACCTCATCCTGCTTGATGATCCGATCAAGGACCGCAAGGAGGCCGACAGCCAGCTGATCCGCGACGGCTTGTGGACCTGGTACACGCAAGTGCTGCGATCGCGCCTGATGAACAAGGCGGGCGCCATCATCATCATTCAAACGCGGTGGACCGAAGACGACCTGGTCGGCCGGCTCATCGATCCGATGAACCCATACTTCACGCCCGAGGAGGGCAAGCTTTGGCGCAAGATCGATCTGCCGGCGCTCGCCGAAGAGGACGACATTCTCGGTCGCAAGCCTGGCGAAGCGTTGTGGCCGGCGCGCTTTGACGAGAAGTATCTCGAGGAGGTGCGCGTCACTGACCCTCGAGGTTTTGCCGCGCTCTACCAGGGCAGGCCTGCGCCGAAGGAAGGCGCGTTTTTCCGCGCATCGGACCTCATCACCTACAACCACATGAGCCAGATGCCCGCCAAGGAGCTCATGCGCTTCTACGGCGCGTGCGACCTCGCCGTGAGCCTCGACCAGAAGGCTGACAAGACCTGCCTGATGATCATCGGTGTAGACGAGATGGATCACCTCTGGGTGATGCCCGACCTGGTCTGGATGCGGATGGACAGCGCCGGCGCTGTCGAAGGCATGATCGCGCTCATGCAAAAATACCGGCCGCAATTCTGGTGGGGAGAGAAGGGACAGCTGACGCGATCGATCGGGCCGTTCCTGCGCAAGCGCATGCTCGAGCGCCAGGTGTTCTGCTCGATGGACGAGGTCAACCCGCACCAGGACAAGCAGCAGCGAGCTCAAGCGATCCAGGCGCGCAGTGCGATGGGCATGGTGCACTTCCCCTCGTTCACACGCTGGTGGCCCGAGGCGCACGACCAGATCCTAAAATTTCCGCACGGTGCGAAGGACGACTTTGTCGATACGCTCGCGATCATGGGCATGGGCCTCGCGAAGATGCGGCCGCGACAACGACAGAAACCGATCGTGGTCCCGACCGCCGGCACATACCGCGCGATGTTTGAGGAGACGCGCCGCAAAGAGGGACGCGATGCTTACGCGAAGAACCTGAAGGGGTGGCTGTGATGTCGATGATGGATGGCATGCCGCCTTCTGACGGGATGGGCCTGCCTGGCGTGGACCAGCTGCTCGATGCCGAGCGCCAGGACGCGATCCCGCGCGAGCGGCCTGATGTTGCGCTGTCGCGCAAAGCACTGATCGATGCTTGGTCCGCTCGCGTGAAGGGCGCGAAGAAGCACTGGGACAAAGCCTTCAAGCGCATGCTCGCTGACGAAGAGTTTTGCTTTGGCAAGCAATGGTCAAAGGAGCAGGAGGATCGCCGCTACGTGGCAAACCTGACACTGCGCCTGGTGAGCCAGAAGACCGCGTTCCTCTACGCGAAGAACCCGAAGGCGGTTGCCCGCCGGCGCGAGCGCATCAACAACACCTCGTGGGACGGCAAGCAATCGACGCTCGACGCGCTGATGAAGAGCGGCGCGATGATGATGCAAACGATGCCTGGTTTAATGCCTGGTGGCATGGCGCCTGGGGGTGTTGCCCCTCCAGGCATGATGCCAGGTGGCATGGCGCCTGGGGGTGGTAACGGCGTTCCCCCAGACGCCACTGCTGCCGTGACCGAAGGCGTGCTCGGCGCGATGGGCCCGCTCATGGGCACCGGCGGCGGCTTGCCTGGCGCCGGCGGCGCACAGATGCCCGCTGGCTTCCCAGGGCAGGGCGCCGGGATCCCAGGCCTGCCGCCTGGCAGCGACCTCGCCAGCATCATGGGCAGCGCCGGCCAGGCTATGGGCATGCCGATCAATCCGATGATGGCGCAGGCTGTCGCGTCGGGCATCGACATCGCCACCGATGCGGCCAGGGTGAAGCGCGAGAACGAGATGCTCGACAAGCTCGGGCGCACGCTCGAGCTCCTCTACAGCTACATGGTGAGCGAGCAGGTTCACCCGTTCAAAAGCATGATGAAGAAGGTGGTGCGTCGCACGGTGACCACCGGTGTTGGTTACGTGAAGCTCGGCTTTGAACGAGTGATGGAGCAGCGCCCCGACCTCGAGAAAGGCATCGCGGATGCCTCCGAGCGGCTCGCGACGCTCGAGCGCCTGGCCGCGGATCATGCGGACGAAATCACCAACGAGAACGACAAAGAGGCTGAGCAGCTGCGGCTGCTGATTGAGGACATGGCGCGCATGGCCGAGATGGTCGCGCGCGAAGGCCTAACGTTTGACTATCCGTTATCGACCAGCATCATCCCTGATGTGAAGTGCCTCGACCTCAAGCACTTCCTGGCCGCGGACTGGGTCGCCGAAGAGTTCATCCTGTCAACTAACGACATCGAGGAAATCTACGGCGTTGACGTGAAGAAGGGCGGCTACATGGAGTACACCCGCTCCGACATCAAAGGGGCCGATCCGGTCGCGATGGCGCGCGAATGGTCGAACGGCAACTACGGCCACGATGGCAACGATCGCGACGAGAGTTTTGCTCGTGTGTGGCAGATCTATTGCCGCAAGGATGGCTTGGTCTACGAGGTGTGCGACGGCTATGAAGACTTTCTGCGCGAGCCCGCATCACCTGAGATTTTCAACGAGCGCTTCTATCCCTGGTACGCGCTCGTCTTCAACGAGGTTGAGAACGAGAACGAGCTCTTCCCACCGAGCGACGTGCGGCTGATCCGCGACATGCAGCTTGAGTACAATCGCTGTCGCGAAGCGCTGAAAGAGCACCGCATTGCGGCGCGTCCGTTTGTTGCTGTCGGCGGCGGCGTGCTGGACGAGGAGGAGCTCGAGAAGCTTTCCAATCGTCAGGCGAACGCGATCATCGAGCTCGCCGCGCTGCAGCCAAACCAGGACATCAAGCAGCTGCTGCAGGCCTACGCCGGCGCCGGCATTGATCCAAACTTGTACGAGGTGAACCCGGTCTACGAGGACATTCTGCGCACCACCGGGATCCAGGAGGCAAACCTGGGCGGCACCAGCGACGCGACAGCGACGCAAGCGCAAATCGCCGAAGGCTCGCGGCAGACATCGATGGGCAGCAACATCGATGACCTCAACGACCTGCTGACCAACTTGGCGCGCAACGGCGGGCAGATCCTGATGCGCGAGATGTCGCTGCCCCAGGTGCAGAAGATCGTCGGCATTGGCGCGGTGTGGCCCGAGCTCAGCCGAGAGGAAATTGCCAACGAGGTGCTGCTCGAGATTGAGGCCGGCTCGATGGGCCGACCGAACGCCGCGCAAGAGGTGGCCGCGGCGCAGCGGCTCTATCCGCTGCTGATCCAGCTGCCAGGCATCAATCCTGAGTTCCTGGCGAAGGAGCTCCTGCGCCGGCTGGACGATCGCCTCGACCTCACGCAAGCGTTTATGACGCAGATGCCGTCGATCGTCGCGATGAACAGCATGGCGCAGGCCTCCGCGCCTGGTGCAGGAGCTCCCGCCGGCGCCGGCCAGGGACCGCAGGGTGCAAACAATGAGCCCCAGGCCGAGCAGCCATCACCAGGCGGCCCGCCCGATCAAACGCAGCAGCTGACCGGCGCAGCCCCGCCAGGCGCGTCGCCGGCGCCGCAGACGCTGCAGTGATGGATATCGCTGACCTCCTCGCCTCGCTCGTGCAGCCGCAGCAGCCGGCCTCGAGCCCCTACGCGCAGCCAGGCGCGGCGCCGACGCAGCTGCAGCCGCTCGATGAGATGGCGTTTCAGCAATGGGCCGCGCAGAACAAGGCACCGATCACGCCCGACTACGACATGCGCGGCTTCTACCGCGGTGTGCAGCAGCAGAACCCGCGCGCGACGAGCGCGATCAACCCGAACGACCAGCGCATGCACTACCCCGATTACTGGAAGATGCCGACGCATCAGACGTTCAGCCAGGACAGTCGGTGGGCTCAGCCGATCGCGCCGCGGTGGAACGAGCTCGACCAGCTCGTGTCACCAGGCGGCCGGATCCTCTACGACGAACGCCGCTAATAGTTCAGCTAATCTGAACTCTAATAGTTCAGCTAATCTGAACTCTAAAAGGGTTCAGTTAATCTGAACTTCCCGCCCAACCTTTTCGGGTGTATGGCCCGAATAAGGGAACACGGGTAATGGCGGTTGACTATCTAGAACCGACATCAGTTCCAGACCTTGCAGTGCCGCCTTTGCCTGCAACGTCTGCACCCGAACCCTCGCCCTCACATGCAGAAGACGCGCCTTCGCAAGCGCAAGATACCGGCGAAACCCGTCAATCGCTCCTCGATGCTGTGCAGTCGGCGGTCCCCGAACTGCAGGAACGGCATCACCGAGACGTAGACGGTCAAGGTGCTTCGCCAGCACCCACCGCACAATCGGATCAAGCTGCCTCTGACGTAGACGATGACGGCACGTTGCCGGATGAGATCTCGGCAGAGGAGATGGCAAAGTATGCGCTGAGCGCAAAGCGGCGCATCCGCAGGCTGTCGAACCAACGGCGCGAGTTGCGTCTCGAGGTTCAACGGCTCCGCGCGATCGAGCCGCAAGCGCAAGTGGCTGAGAGCGTCACGACCTATCTGCGTGACAACAACATCAGCCGCGAAGACTTCCTGCTCGGGCTCAATGCGATGGGACACTTGGCGCGCGGCGAGCTCGCCGCGTTCCGCCAGATCATGGAGCCCTACTGGAATTTGGCTGAACAGTATCTCGGAAATCAGCTGCCACCGGACCTGCAGAACGCAGTGCGCCAGGGGCAGATGACGACCGAGGCTGCTGTACATTTCTCTCGAGAGCGCATGGAGCGCGCCCTTCTGGAGAATAGGCACCGGCGAGCTACGCAGGTTGCCAATCAGCAGCAGCAGCACCTCCAGCATCAGCAGCAGGCGTATCAGCGCGAAATGCTCGGCAATGCCGTGCGCGACCATGTCAATGCGTGGGAGCGGACGGTGGCCCAGCACGATCCCGATTACGCGGCGAAGCGGGACGCTGTGAGGGACACGATGTGGGCTGTGGTGCGTGAGACTGGCACACCAGAGTCACCGGAACACGCGGTTAAAATCGCTCGAGAAGCGTACCGGCGTGTGAACGAGCGTTACGCTCGATGGTCGCCGCCCAAGCGACCGACATCGCGAGGCCCAAGCAGCACAGGCAGAACAACTGGCGCGTCGCCGGAAGCCAAATCGCTGCTAGATGTCGTGAGACAAGCACGGGAGTCCGCACGCGCCTCATAGCTTGTGAGGCGACGTAAATGCCTACCTACACTACTCCACTCTTGGAGCACATCGCGACCGCCAGCCTTGACTGGTGGTTTAACAAAGGCTCGGCTTTTAAGCAGGCGATCCAGGAAAAACCCCTGCTCGCCATGATGGAGAGCAAGGCCAAAACCTTCCCCGGCGGCAAAGGCGATATCGTGATTTCCGTAAAAGGAGATTACGGCAACACCGCCTCGCCTGGGACGAACGACAAGCTCGTCGGCTACCAGCTGGACGACACCGTCAACTACTACACGCCTGCAAACTTGAAGCAGGCGCGCTTCCCCTGGAAAGAGCATCACATCGGTATCACGCTCACTCACTCTGAGCTCAAGACCGATGGCATCAGCGTTGTAGACACCAACGGCGAAGAGACATCAGAGCACAGTGGTCGTGACGACACTGTGTTGGTGGGCATCCTCACAGACGCGCTCGAGGACGTGTCCGAGCGCTACGCCGTCAGTCTCAACGAGCTCCTCTGGACCAACGGCACCGGTGACGCAAAAGCGCTGGCTGGCATGGCAGCGCTTGTCACCGATGCACCTGGCAGCGGGACTGTCGCCGGCATCGATCGTGGGCAGAAGGCATGGTGGCGCAACCGTGCCTACACCGCCGCGATGGCGACTGCGATCGGCACCACACCCGCGCTCGCAGGTTGGGGCGGCGGGCCTGTCACGGCCGCGGCCGCAAACGGCGGCGCTCTCATCACGATACTGCAGAAGGAATATCGACAGCTGACCAGGTACGGCGGCAAGCCGAACACCGGGTTCTGCGGATCGGACTTCCTCGCTGCGCTCGAGATGGAGCTCCGCAGCAACGGCAACTACTCCATGCAGGGCTTCTCGAGCGGCAAGGACGTGTCGGTCGGCACCATCAGCTACATGGGCACCGACTTTGAATACGACCCGACACTCGACACGCTCGGCAAGGCGAAGCGCTGCTACTGGTTCGACAACCGCGACATCTACCTTGTGAAGATGGCTGACGAGTGGAGACACCAACACTCGCCGGCGCGGCCTCCCGACAAGTACGTGCTGTACCGAGGCATCACCTCGACCGGCCAGCTGTGCGCTCGCCGGCTGAACTCAGCTGTGGTGATCGACATCGCCTAGTCGCACCCCAAACGCAGCTGAGCCGCCGCCGGGGTAGAGCCCTCCTCGCACCCCGGCGGCCCAACCTTAAAAGGGATTAACGCATGAAGATGCACTACTGCACCTGCCAGATAAATCTTTCGGGGCAGAACTATCATACCGTCCAGATCCTCGCGACCGAGCCGATGTCATGGCCCGAGGTTCAGTTGATGATGGCTCTTCACGGCGAAGAGAACGTCTTCGACATCAATCCGGTCGCAACTCACGACACCAACCCGGTCGCTGAAAAGCAACGCCTCCAGGCAAAGTATCGGACTAACGCGAAGGTCGTTGAACAGGTCTTCCCAGGTCGCAGTCCGCGAATGGAAATGCTGATGCCGGCGCAGTCCGACGATCAGCCGAGCGCTGATGAGTATGGCGTTCCGCAGACTGAGCTCGAGGACGACGCGCCCGAGGGTGGCCTCGAGCCGCCGATCGGCCCCGCGGTGTTCAAGCCGGTGCCGACGCGACGACCGTTCCCCGCGGAGGGCTAGATGCCGATCGGCGTCACGCTCGACGTGCTGCGCAAGGAACTGCGCGCCGAGACGGGGCAGAGCATCAACTATCTGCTCCACGGCACGCAGTCCCAGCAGGCGCAGGACATGATCCTGGACCGCCAGCAGCGCGAGCTCTGGGACGCATACCAATGGCCGCACCTCGAGCTCTTCAAGGACGTGACGCTGAACAGCGGACAGGCTGACTACAGCTATCCGATCGATCTTCCGCTTGATCAGATTTCCCGCATCCACATTGCGCTGAGCGGCGCCTCGCAGTGGCAGACGCTGCACTATGGGATCCGCGCGACCGACATCCCGCCAGGCGGCGCTCCACCTGGCACGCCGCGGCAATGGGCGAACAAGGTGTCGGTGAACTCGAGCGGCCTGACTAGTCCGACCGGCATGATCACGCTGCTGCCGGTGCCGAATGTTGCCGGCATGGTCATGCGTATCGCCGGCCAGG